GGCGGCAGCATCATCTTTCAGGTTGCGCCTGCGGGCAGCAGCGGGACGAGCCAGAATGCGTATGCGACGGCGCTGACGATTGCGAGTACGGGCGCGGCTACGTTTTCCTCAACTGTTACGTCTGGTGGCAATTTTCTTATGCCCGTAGGGGCGGCAATTGGTAATGGCGCTAACTTACTGGCGGTTGGTGCTGGCAACATATATCCAGCTAATAGCCCCCTATCGCTTGGCACCTTTACCGTGCCGTTCTCTTTCTTATCGGTAGGCACTGCTAGCAATGCGGCCCTTCTCAACGCAGACGCCGCCAACACGCTCGCGCTGAGGAACGGGACGAACGCGCAGACGTTCAATTTGTATGAGACCTATACCGACAGTTCAAATTATTCGCGTGTCTCTCTAACACAGTCAAGCGTCTACTTTTTTCTTCAGACACAAGCAGCCGGAACGGGGACAAAGCGTGGCCTTATCCTGCGCGGAAATGGAACTAATTCAGCCTCGCTTGCTCTTGTCGGGGATGCATTATCGTTTGGAACGTCGGCAGCAGACTATTGGACAATGTCGTCGTCAGGACATTTTCTCGCTGGCGCGGACAACACCTACGACATCGGCGCGACCAGCAGCGGAAGGCCGCGTAATATATACACGGCTGGCACGCTATATGCCGGTTCATCCTCTACTTATGGGTTGGATGCGACCATACGAAACGCCACCGTTACTAACTTTCTTTATGTTGGCGGCGTCGCCGGTAATCCAAAAGCGGCACTTTACGCGACGACGACAAATAAACTGATGCTCTACGCTGCGGCAAGCGATGGCACGCCGATTACACTTCTGTCATTCGGTAGCTTGTCGGCTTCAAATGTAGCGTTGAAACCGTCCACCACGACGCTACAGGTCCGCCTCGCGGACGATAGCGCCTTTGCGCCAATTCAGGGCAAGCTGACGACCGACACGGCACGCACCGCTGGCGACCCAACCACAGACGGTTATCTTGTCCTCTATGACAGCACAGGGACGGCATACAAAGTGCCGTGCGTTGCAGTCTAACACCAACACGCACAGGGAGCATCGTCCGGTCAGCCCTGTGCGTTCTCCAACTGACTGGGCACATGCTTTGGAGAAAGCAACATGATTAGTGTGACTTTTACGCAGGAAGAACTCAATTCGCTGGGCGCTCTATTGGACGTGGCGGTGAAGGCAAGCGGGCTGCAGGGCGCGAAGCCCGCGCTGGCGATTTTGGAGAAACTGGAGGCGGCTGTGGCGAAGGCCAACGAGCCGGTTGAACTCGATGAGGCTGCATAATGGGATACTTTGAGATTAGCTCCAAGCGCGACAGCGACGCTGAACCGCTGGAAAGCCGCGTTCTGATCGCGGACAAGGATATTGACCGCATCACCGTCGCCTACGCGCATCTGTATTTCCCGAATGGCGTGCTGGTGTCAGAAGCCGTGCCGGGAACGCCGGAAGTGCCTGCTGTTCCTCCGACGGACGCCATTCCGGCTGTGCCGCCGACATACGACGAAGAGGGCAATATGATTGACCCCGGTTCGCCGGAGGTCCCTGCCACGCCGGGTACGCCGGGTGTTCCTGCTGTACCGCCGCAGCCTGCCGTCTATCGCCCGCCGACAGGGCAGGAAGTCTTCGACGCCGTGGCCAACGGGCTGCTTCAGGGCATCCTTGCAAACACTATCAATCAGGAAAAGGCGACGGCTGCGAAAGACGCGCAGGATGCGGTCCCGCCAATTCCGGTTGAACCGGGGGCGTAAGCGTGTTATAGTCAACACAACCGACTGGCCGGAAAGCTAGGTGAAAATGGAAGACGAACAGGCTGTAGCGGAGATCAGCCCCGCGCCGGAACCGGAAGCTACGGCAGCGCCGGTTACTGTTGAGACAACGCCGGAGGAACAGCAGCCTACAAAATCGTTCACTCAGGAAGAGTTGGACGCGATTGTAAGCAAGCGCCTTGCAAGAGAACAGCGTAAGTGGGAACGAGAGCAAACCCAGAAGCTCGCGGAGTTACAGGCCCAAAAGCCCGTAACCCCTCCTGCGGACCCGAATGATTTTGAGACCGCTCAGCAATATGCGGAAGCATTGGCTGAGCAAAAGGCTCAGGAACTTTTGGCGAAGCGCGAGGCCGCAAAGCAGCAGGAAGCCATCGTTGAGGCATATAGAGACCGCGAAGAGGCAATTCGGGACCGATACGACGACTTTGAACAGGTCGCCTATAACCCAAACCTGCCCGTAACGGACTTTATGGCTCAGGCCATTCAGGCATCTGACATTGGCCCCGAAGTCATCTATTGGCTAGGGTCCAACCCGGCAGAAGCCCGACGGATCTCCAGCTTGCCGCCGATCTTGCAGGCAAAGGAGATCGGCACGATTGAAGCCAAACTGGCTGTCAATCCGCCGGTCAAGAAGACATCATCCGCTCCAGCGCCGATTGCGCCTGTTGCGGCTCGTTCTTCGGGGGCTCCGGCGTATGACACGACGGACCCGAGATCGCTGAAGACCATGACGACTTCGGAGTGGATCGAGGCGGAGCGGCAACGGCAGATCAGGAAGCTGGAAGCACAACGACGCTAAGTCATTGAAAGGACTGGGTAATGAGCAACAGCCTGTTAACAATTGACATGATCACAAGGAAGGCGCTCGAAATCCTCGAGAACTCCCTTGTGCTCACGCGCACCGTCAACCGTCAGTAAACGTAAGTCTAGCTGACGTTAAACCCCGTTAATTGCTGGAAACCCCTTAGAGCCACATGCACCACAGCGTAGTTAGAAATGACAAGCGCGACGGTCTGAAAAGCCTGTGGATTGGGCAATCAGCAGCCAAGCATCTTATCACTTACTGTGATATGATGAAGGTCCAACGACTAGAGCGAAAGCTCGTAGGGCCAAGCGGCCCGAAATGCGGGGTAGATATGAAGCGTGACTTGAAAGAGCGATTCTTCGCAAAGGTGGCGATACGTGAAAACGGATGCCATGAATGGACGGGATGCCTGATGCCTAACGGCTATGGTCAAATCCATAAGGACGGCAAGACTGCCTATGCTCACCGCGTAGCCTTTGAGTTGGCTTACGGCGATCCGGGTCAGGCTTACATCCTTCATTCGTGCGACAACCGTAAGTGTGTGAACCCCGCGCATCTGTTTGCCGGAGATTTTGACGCCAACATGCAAGACATGGTGGATAAGAATCGACAGGCGCACGGAACCCGGAACGGACACGCAAAACTCACGGAAGACCAGGTGCGAGAAATCCGCGCTTTTCGAGGCACGAACCGCGAAATAGCGGCTCAATACGGAGTGACCCCGTCACTGGTGTCTATGATTCGTAGTGGGCGTATTTGGCGTCATATCTAAAGATATAGTCTGACCTGCCGTGAAAGCGGCAGCCGCGCAAGCGGGGGCAGAAGTAGCGATCTGCTTCGAACATGGTGATGACGATTCGTTTGCTGTAGAGGGCGCCAAGATCGGCTCGACCCTCCGTATCCGTCTGCCCGACCGCGCTCTGGTCACGGACGGCGCGGCCCTTCAGGTTCAGGACGACAACGAGCAGTATACCACGCTCGCGGTCTCCAGCCAGAAGCACATTGGCGTCAACTTCACGACCGCCGAGCTGACGATGCAGTTGGACGACTTTGCCGACCGCGTTCTCAAGCCTCGTATTTCGCAGCTCGCCGCTTCTATCGACGCGGACGTCGCGAACAGCTTCAAGTATATCGGCAACTCGGTCGGCACGCCCGGCACGACGCCGGCTACGTCGCTGGTCCTGCTTCAGGCGCAGCAGAAGCTGAACGAGAACGCCGCCGTCATGTCGCCGCGCTACGCGACGGTCAACCCGGCTGCGAACGCCGCGCTGATCGAGGGTATGAAGGGTCTCTTCAACCCGGTCTCGGCCATCTCGAAGCAGTTCAAGAACGGCATGTTCGGTGAAGGCATCCTCGGCTATGACGAGCTGAATATGTCGCAGTCGATCAAGCAGTTCACGACTGGCTCGCGCACCGGCAC